CGTGAGCCTTAAAGGGTCCACGCATAAATGGGTTTGGGCTTTGTTTTTCGTTTCCTAATTCTATGTGCGCTGGGTAGTATCCTTTTTTCCCGGAGTTCCTAAGCTTTTCACGTGGGGGGGGTTATGATGTGAAACCCAATACCTTTACGGCTACGCTTCAAGGCCCTAAGCTTCATGCCCTTACGCAAGTCCCCACTGTCCTTGGGTATTTTACCCTTCACCTTTTCAAGTAATGGTTTCCACGCTGCGCGCATTGCCGGGGCCAAAACAAAGCCCAAACCCATTTATGCGTGGACCCTTTAAGGCTCACGAGCCCGAAGCTAACCAGATTATTAGGGCCGAGAGAAAAAGGCGAATACTACACTTTCGGGCCGGTGGCCGAGAAGGTCTTAAGGGTCTAAAATGAGTTTCAAGCAAGACATATACGACTATCTGGTGAGCAAAACAAACCTTACCGATGAAATAGGGCTACGTTTATTCTACGGGATAGCTCCCACGGATGTAACCTTGGGCCAGTTGCCTTATATCACATGGAACAGATTAGCAAGCCCAAATGTAAACCACTTTAACGGTGCATCACCACAAGCGCACCCAACTTTCCAGTTTGACGTATGGGCAAAAGATTCTCTAGTGGTTGAAGCCGCCGCCGAGGCCCTTAGAGATGTGTTTGATGGGTTGCAAAGAACAACCCAAGGCGGGACGTTTATAGAGCGTGTGTTCTTGGACTCCCAGAGAGACGACATAACAACCGCGGAGGATGGTGGCCAAATAAACCACTACCGCATTAGCATGGATTTTGACATTTGGTACGCGCGAAGCGTACCAACTTTATAAAGGAGTATAAGAAATGGGTGCAGTTACAGACGTAAGCACTGGCATGTCCATTACTTTTGATAGTGGATTCTTTGCCGAGATAATTAACTTTGATTGGAGTGGGCTTACTCGTGAGGCTCTACCTACTAGCCACATGGGTGTGGCGGCCCCGGGTTCCGGCAAAGTGGGCAATATGCTCCACATACCGGGAGACCTTAGCGAAGGTGGAGAAATCTCTGTAGAGATTCACTTTCACGCCAACACCGAGCCGCCTTTGGACGCCGTAGCCGAAACTGTTACGGTTACTTGGCCCCTCGCCAGTGGTGACTCTAGTGCTGCCACTTGGGCGGGATCTGGTTTTATGACCAGCATGGACATCTCCGCTGGCCTTGACGAAGTTATGACCGCGACCATTACGGTTAAGATGAGTGGGAACGTAACCATATCGGCTAGTTCTTAATGAAATATAGAGTGCTGTGCTCTCGGACTTGTACCGGCGCGAAGGGGAGTATTATCCTCCTTCCGCCGGCTCTTGCCGAGGAACTTATAGAGAAGGGTTTGGTTGAGCTTGTCGTGGATAAGCCCAAGCCTAAAAAGAAGAAAGAAAAGACGGAGGAATAATGTTAACGAGAGAAGAGATATTGGGCAAGGATGACTTGCCTAAACGAGAAGTGGATGTACCGGAATGGGGCGGAAAGGTTTTTGTCCGAACCATGACCGGTGCGGAGCGTGATAAGTTCGAGACGGTTATAACTAAGTTCTCTGCTGCTTTGAAAGGCAAGGGAGACTATAGCGACTTGAACATCCGCGCCAAGCTGGTGTCTTTGACGCTATGCGATGAGCACGGCAAGCGATTGTTTAGCGATGCCGATGTGGTGGAGTTGTCTGGTAAGTCGGCTGCAGCCTTGGACAGATTGTCCGAGATTGCCCAAGAGTTAAACAAGATGTCTGATAAAGATATAGAAGATCTTGAAAAAAACTCCGAAAGCGGCCTAGTAGACGTTTCGCCTTCCGCCTAGCCCTTCAATTGGGCATGACGGTGCGCGAATTATTAGGTCGCATTGGTGCAGATGAGTTAGCCGAATGGATGGCTTTTTATAAGTTAGAGCCATTCGGTAGGGCAGTAGATGATTTTGGTTTCGGTATCATGGCCGCGGTTACAGCCAACCAGAACTTAAAGAAGGGGGCCAAGGCGATGTCCCCCTTAGACTTTGTGCCTCAATGGGACAAGGTGCAAGGGAAGCAAAGTAACAAGAGCAAGATAGCGTCTTTAACTATGTTTGCTAAGGTACAGAACAAAAGGAATAAGTAAATGGCTACAGTCGGTGTGCTTGCATTATCAGTAAAGGCCAACACCCAAGACCTAGTTAAGGGCTTGAAACTGGCCAGCGCCAAGATAAGCGCCTTTGGACGTAGGATAAAGAGGGTTGGTATAGGTATGGCCAAATTTGGTGCCGCCGCCGCCGTGGCCGCCTCGGTGGGCCTTACCTTATTGATAAAGAAGCAATTACAGTTTATAGATAGGACCGGTAAGATATCGGACCAAATAGACATTACCACGGAGAGCTTGCAAGGGCTCCGCTTTGCTGCCAACCTCGCCGGCACGAGTACAGCCATCCTAGAAAAGGGTTTGCGTAGAATGTCAAGGGGGCTTGGTGAGGCTAAGCAAGGCTTGGGCCAAGCTAAGTTTGCCCTCGCGGCCCTTGGTATTGAGCTTGAGGATATTATTGGCTTAGATTCTGCCGAGCAATTTATAGTATTATCAAAAGCACTAAAGAACCTCGCCACCCAAGAGGAGAGGAACGCCATATCCGCGCAGCTATTCGGTAGGGCCGGCCAAGAGCTTTTGAACGTTATCCAGCTTGGCAGTAAGGGTATACGTGAACAGATAGCAGAGGCGAAGAAACTAGGCATAGCTTTTAATCGTGTGGACACTAGAAAAGTCGAGGCCGCTAACGATGCCTTACTTAGAATGTCTGCTATATTTGAGGGTATAAGTAACACGCTAACCATTCAACTAGCCCCCTTTATTACAAAGGCCGCAGACTCATTTAGAGAGTGGGCCAATGAGGGAGAGGGCGCGGCTATAAAAGTTGTAAAGGCCTTCGGTAATGTGCTTTTGGTATTTGCTACCATTGCCGACTTTGTAGCCGATATACAAGGCGCCTTTCTCTCCTTGGTTGGGGTTATACAGCGCGGTATTGCACGACTTATGCTAACCGTGGATACGGTACTGGGCGGATTAGCCCCCACCGTTGAGTTGTTTGGTACTGAAAAGGATCTACAGAAGCTAGAGCAAACCCAGCTTGACCTCGTGATAGGGGCGGTTGAATTGTTCAACGCCTCGGAAAGAAGCTTCAAGGAGGCCAACAAGTTGTTCGGTGGGCAGAACAAAAAGAAGGCCCTCCAATTCTTCAAGGATATACAAGACGAGGCAGACCGCCTAGCCAATAAGGCTAGGGAGTCGGTGAACACTTACGATGGGGTTAGGAAGAAGCAAAAAGAGGCCACCAAGGGAGATGCCGCCTTTAGGCAAGTGAACCTTTCCCGTATTGCTGTAGGTGGTTTCTCCAAGTCACGCAAGCAAGTACAATCCGTAAATGACCCGCAGTTGGTTGTTACAAACAACCTCTTAAGACAAATGACTAGAAGGAACATAGCTAACGTAGGAGTTGCACAGTAATGGCTATTGTAGTATCTGACTTAGTAGAAGAGAGTAGTGCGGACCAAGATAAGGACGGTATAACTTACGTTAGAGCCTTCCATGTTACCGGCCTCCAAGGCCCACCCGAGGATAGAATAGCCTCGGTCTTTGGTCTTGACGAAATCCCCAAGAGGGGCGAGATTCACCCCACCATCCCCAACCTCATAGTTACCAACCTAGGCGTGCAGCCTAAAGGCGCCAACAATGCGGTAGTGGTAGCCACTTACAAACCGATTACAGAGGAAGAGCAAGAGGCGGACGATACCCAGCTACCAGTTATAACGGTGGGTGCTACCGTGCAAGAGGACAACGTAAACCTTGATGTAAACGGTAAGCAGATGTTGCTGGATCACACTAGGGTAAAGAACGTAGAGGACGCAAACGGGGACATTACCCAAGAGAAAGAAATCCTACCCACCCAAGCGGGTGAGGTAGCGGTACAGTTCCCACAACTTACGGTGTCCTTCTCTAGGCGGGAGATTGGTAGCCCCTTCTCTAAAGCCAAAGCCTTTGTGGGTAGGATAAACTCGGATACCTTCTTTGGTAGCTCCGCTGGATTTTGGTTATGCACTGGGATAATTGGCACCTCTAATGATGGCGGCTTTATCTATGATGTAAGCTATAACTTCCAACACAACGACGACACATGGAGGCCAACCATAGTTTACATAGACCCCGAAACCAGTGCGCCCATAGCCGGAGAGAACGAGCTAGGCAAGCAAGGGCCG